GGTGTTGCATTATCTTCAACTTGCCATACATTTCCAGGATAACCCGATGCTTTTAAAGGTTGAGCATTTTCTTGCTCTTCATGAGTTATGAAACCTTTGCCTGTGTTAGTTGCTGTACAATATATTTTTGCCATATGTCCTCCTTAATTTAAATCTACGATAGCGTTTCCATCAGACCACTCAAAAGTTGTTCTTGATTGGCCTCCTGGGTTATTTGTTGATGGATTTGATCCACCATAAGTTAGTCCTGATCCTGAAGATGCTGTATTTCCAGCCGTTGCTGAACCCATAGAGTATCTTGCTGATGGAATTGCAGTATCTGTTGACCATGAAGATCCATTATATTTTTGAACAGTTGTTGTTGTATTAAATCCTGGGGGAATTTCATAACCAGTCAAATAAAAGCTATCTGCGTCAGCCCCAAAATTTATTCCATTACCTTGTTGTGTTGATGGTTGAGCTGGTGCGGCTGGGAAAGTTGACCATGATGATCCATTCCATTCATAACCTATACCTGGATATGGTGAACTTGGAGCATTTCTACCACCAGCAAATGCAAAATTAGTTGGAGGACCTACCCCCGTAGCTCCTGCTTCAGTAATAACTGTTGGTAATGCTGTTCCTGTTGCCCAAGTTGATCCATTATAATCATAAACATTGCTTGAAGCAGGTGGAGTGCTTCCACCTATAATCTTTCCATCTGGAATAGTTCCTTGGCCTATACCAAGATATTCTCCTGCTGGTAATGCTCCACTTGCAGCGTGAGATGTTCCATTCCATTCATTTGTATCTGTTCTAACTGGTCCACCAGGATTTAATCCTCCTGCAAACCAACAATTAGACCCAGGTGCGCCTGATGATGATGTAATTCCTACAGTATTTCCTGTTGGATAAGCAGGTCCTGTTGACCATGCAGACCCATCATAAGATTGAGTTGTACTTAAATAGTATGGTGAAGGTGATCCTCTATATCCTCCGCAAGTCGTTGCATCAGTTTGAGTTCCACATCCCTGTGTGTTTGAATATCCATTTGGTGCATTATGCATATCACCACCTGTAGACCAAGTTAAAGGTCCTGATAAAAATGCTTTTAAATTTCCTGGTGCAGATAAATCTGTTCTAAGAAACATATCTCCAACACTTAAACTTGGTGTTGGCGGGTTAGAAGTAACAGCAGGAACTCCTAAAGGAACTGCTGGTGAAATTTGAGTTGTTGTAATTGTGCCAGGAGCAATATTAGGGGCAGCGACTGTAGCTGGAGCGATCTGTGTAGTTGTAATAGTTCCAGGTGCTATGTTACTAGCTGCAACAGTAGCCGGTGCAATATCACTAGACGCAACAGTAGCTGGTGCAATTTTTGCAGACGTAACTGCGTCTGCAGCTAAATTAACTGTATCAACTGCTCCAGGCGCAATGTCTGCGCTTGTTAGCGGTATATCTGTTGGTGTTCTGCCTACATATCCCATTTATAACTCCTTACGAACTAATTGCATCTACCGCTGATACCCAAACATCACAAGAACTTGCAGTGTCAGAAACTACTTTTAAAGCGTCTCCTGATTCTACCACAAATTTTGCTCCTCCATCTAAGACCTGTAAAGATCCGCCTGAAGGTATTGGCGCACTCTTCACAAGATAAATGTCGTTAGAACTATCATTAATATAACAGTCTACACTTATTGTGTTTCCTGTAACATTAGCGAGTGATATTCCAACAACAGTATCAAATGAATTAGCAGTAAATATCGTAGCAGGGGATGTCCCTACCGCGTTGCTTGTGTATCTACGAAAATTTTGTGCCATATTACTCCTTTTATTATAATGCTATTGCCATTGCAATTGCAAATCCTGCGCTTGCCGCTCCTACCGGCGTTCCATCTGCATCAAGAAAAACTGATTTACTAGCTGGTAATGTACAAAATACATCTTTAGTTCCAGCAGAAAAATCAACAGCTGAATCTGAATTAGAACTGGAGATAACTGTAGTTCTAGTTAGATTTGCACTTGACCCATCTAATGTTCCAAGTCCAACTTCAAACTCACTTGTACCTTGATTAAAGATACAATAGTAAGTCGTGTTGCTGTTTCCTATGCCTTGTGCAAAAGTTTCAAAACCAGTTACTGCTGCTCCAAGTGCTATTGCACCTGTACCAGTAGTTGTGCTTGTTACTTTTACTCTATCGTTTATTACTAACGCCATTTAATTTCCTTAAGATGATGTTATACTTATAATCGCATTACTTGGTGTACTAGGATCAGGATACGAAATTGTAAAAGTTCCGTTTGTCGCTGTCTTGTTACCACCAAAATCTAAAACCACCACTAATTTATCAGAAGCACTTGTATTATAAATAGCTGCAAATGCTGCTGTAAAAGTTGCACTTGCAAAAGTAGTATCTGCAAAGTCAATTGCAGTCGTAGCTGTTGTAGCTGTAACTGTTTGACTTGTTAATGCTTTACCTCCTGCTGGATAGTTACTACTACCTGCAGAACTTACTTCATTATTACTTGTTCCTAATAATGCAACCGTTGATGATGTTGAGTATGGATTAGATGTGTACAACGCTATTTTAAAAGAGTCACCACCAGAACTAAAATTATGCGTTCCTGATGCTAGTTCACCTTTAAAACTGAATGGTACTATGTTTGCCATGTATTATCTCCTTATTTATTGCTTGATGGATTTTTGGATTCTAAAACGGTACGAATAACCCCATCTGAATATTCGTCTCGGCGTCTTCGACCTTGTTGTTCGATCGCATACGATAGTAAAGCTTTTTCATAAGCTTGTGAGTAGTATTGTAACATATCTGCAGGTCCTTTCAAGTACCCATATGCGTTTACTAAACAAGCGTATAAAAGTAAATCTTGATATTTGTTTGATAGATAAGTGCCTGTAGCACTTACAGAAGCATCAGTCAGACTAGTTGGCTCCTTATTGTAAGCTAGTGTAATTTCATAAGTTTTATCAGGTGTTGGTGCTAATACCCAAAAGTCCTCATCCCAGTTAGCGTAATATTTAGGTATATCAACAGCTGAAGTTCCAGGCGTAGAGTAATACTCTGCTATAAAACTAGTATCTCTCTGCTCTAAATAATATTGATTACCAGCTGAGTCTTTAAGTTGAGCATATCTAATTATTCTTAAATCAGCAGGGATAGTTACATATCTATTTCCAACAATACAATTAGAGGTCGCGTAGTGTCTATCTTGATCAGAGTCAACTTCTCTATAAATTTTATTTTCTGCGTTTTTAATTAAAGTATTTAAAACAGAAGAAGTAAATACGTTACTTCCAACTTCTGTGTAACTTTTAATATCGTCTTGTAAATTTGTAAGTGTGTATGCCATTATGCGTTTACTACCTCTAATGTTACTGGTCCAGCAGAACAGTTTTCTCCGCCACCTGATACACCCCCTGATGTAGCAGTGCTAGTGCTAGTTATATAAAAATAATTTATTGGATCTGTTAAAGGATCTGATGTTGTTGCACCTGTAACAGCTCCAGAAGAATCTATTTGACCTAACGCAATTGTAAATCCACTTGCACTATTTAAGTCACTTACATTATCAAATGTAGGAATATCTAAAAATTGTTGTAGGTTTCTTAACTCAACTTGTGCAGCTTGATCAGCACCAGCTGGTCCTGTAGAAGTTACGACAGGTGCGCCTCTAAATCTTACAACTGATCCTGCAGCTCTTTGATGGTCTTCTGAAAAAACATTTACATAAGTTGTCCCACCATACTTAACCGTTGTAAACGGATTGTTATCTAAAAGTATTAAACTTGTTTTAGATGCAGGTTGTGGTCTTGGATTGTATAAAGCTTGTGGATCAGAACCTGCTGGTTTAGGTTCAAGTTGTGGTTGTTTTGGTTCAAACTCTGATTTATGAACTAAAGAACCATTCCATTCTCTAACCATTTCTGTATATGGATATGCCATACCAGATCTATCTGATATCGCTAATGATCTTTTTCCTGACGCGTACTTACCCATTATACTCCATCTCCATAAAATGTTTGTGGTGAAATAAAGCTAGATGTTCCTTGATTATCTGCATCAAGTGCTCTTAACATTTCACTTTCATAAATTCTTTCAAGTTCTGGTGTTCTCTCTGGAGATACTTTCATACTTAAATAGTATGCAAGACCAGACATCATGCAAGGATAAAATCTGTTAACTACATCTGATGTAAAATTATATGCACCAGCATCTTGTATTCTAGCTAAATAATAAAAACAAAACTGAAAGTTACTTGGTGTTGTAGAATCTGATACACTAGAACTTGGTGTTGTATATAAAAATATACTTGGATTTAATTTTCTCTCTACATAATATTGTGATGGTGTGCCTTTGGCTAATTTATTTGGAGTTTGTGAATATTGTGATCTATCTATTTTAGTTAATGCAATGTCTTGTGGCGCTGTTGCATCAGAATTATTTCTATAATAAGCCTCTAAAACTGTGTCAATGTCTTGCGGAAAATTTTCAGAATCAGATGCAAAATTATATTCTGCTTGACCTTCAACCAAAGGTACTTTTGCTAATTTAATTTTCCAAAGGTGAACTCCTCTATTACCCCATTCTGAAAACAATATATTTAATGATCTTCTTGCTGATCTTAATTGATATCCTGTTCTTGTACCTAATACTCCAGTTCTTGCGTATGCTTCTTCAATAATATCATCTATTTGTGGATTGTATTCTGTAACGCCAGAAGTTGGTGAAATAGTTTGTGCAGCATTACCCATGCCACTGTGAACAGTACAGTAATAAAATAATACAGGTGCTCCTGTTTGTTTTACAGGTGCAACTTGTATCTGAGTTTTGCCATCTGTTCCAGGCACCCCTGAGGTTGTAACTCCGGTAGTATATTCAGTTCCACCACCATGAGTTCCATTATCTGTTGTTGAAAATCTAAAAGGGTGACCACTGTTTGTACCATCAGACTGATCAAATATGTATGTATTGCCTTCGTCTAAATATAAAACAACGTTAGCCTCGCCGTTAATATAATATTTATTACCGGATCCATATTTGTTAGTTCCCGTTGCTACGGTTACTTTGTAAGTTATAGTAGCCATTTAAACTCCTAGCCGTGTAGTAACGTTACAGAAGTAGCTGTTGTTACAATCTCAAACTTCAAAGATGTTTGTGCTCTAAAACCTGTTCCTGGAAACTGCATATATGTAGTTGTGCCTGGACCGTTAGTTGTATTAGTAGCTGGAATTAAAAACTCAGCTAACACAGTTGTATTATCTTTTATCTTAACCGTAGTCGCTGCTTGGCCACCTTCTTTAGATACATAAAGACCTAAAGCTCTGCCAGGTCCTGCTGTACCTCCTGCATCGTGAACTGCAATGCCTGAAGCTGTTGTTGCTTTTATATCTACTGGATATGTACTCATTAATTTTCTCCTATTTAAATTATGTGTGGGCCGAAGCCCACACTAAATTAGTTATTAAAACGCAGTTAAATTATTATTTTGTGCGTATGTAACAACGATTCTTGCTTTCCCTGCAGTTGCAGAGTTAGCAACAACGATACCAAAAAGTTCGATGTCACTAGTACCAATGTCGTGCCAAGCTGCTGCTGAAGCTTGTAACATTTTTAATGGTCCCACTGCTGTAGCCGAAACGTTATGAGCTGCTCCAATATTTGTTGGAGTCCCTGTAGCATTTCCAACAGCAATTGTAGTTGTAGAAGAGTTAGCGAATAACTGCTCTACTACGATATCAATATTAATGATTTGACTGTTTGCAGGAACAATAATTCCTAAAGCAGTCGCTGTAGTTGTTGCGTGTGCCCTCCTTCTCTT